GGGCTATTCGCAAACAGATTAACAACATCCCAGATGATGGGCAGTTGGTAGCCATGAAGAACGTAGCGACAAATGTATTTGATAAAGTTCGTGAGCACTTTGGCAAACCGATTGGCATTAGTTCTTTTTTCCGTTCCAAAGAAATAAACAAAGCGATAGGCGGTTCGATTAATTCGGATCATTGCAATGGGTGTGCTATTGATATTGATGCAGATATATTTGGGGGCGTAACGAATAAGCAAATATTTGAATTTATCAAAAGCGATTTAGAATTTGACCAGTTGATTTGGGAGTTCGGAGATAGCAACGAACCTGCATGGGTTCATGTTTCTTTGAGGGCAAACGGTGTTAATCGCAAACAAGTTTTGGAAGCCGTTAAGATTGGCGGTAAAACACATTACAGAAATAAACAATGAGAGAACACCCATGGATAGTGGCTATCTACGCCATGTTTCTTTTGATATTAGTATTGACCAGCCTAAGCTATTGCGGTGGTCAAACGGACGCTAAAATGGATGCCAGGGATATTTTAATCGAACAACAAAACGAAGAAATAGAACGGTTAGAAAGTGCGATTGATGTCAGCCAAGCCAACGAATTAAAAGCGATTAAGAAAGCGACAGGATTAAAGCACGATTTAGAACTTAAACAATATTCTTATGACAGCCTTCGCAAAGTTAAACCGAAAGTTATTTACCGTAACCTTAATGTTACTGATGACAGCCTCACAAGTATATGGGCAAGTCAAATCAGATAGCATTTTAGTTAGCCGTATTGACTTAATTAAACAAATCGAACTAAACGACAGAAACAAAGCGGAACTAAACCACTCGAATAAAGTCATTAGCGCGGGAGATAGCGTGGTTTTGGCTTCACGTAGATATATTGCTTCACTTGATACGGTTATTGCCTTAAAAGACGAAACAATAAGCCTACTAACTTTGGCTAAAGACATTGCCATTGATAATCGCAATGAATTAAAGAAGCAACTAAAGCTACAAAAGCGAAAAACATTAATAAAATCGGTTGGCTGGGGTGTTGGTGGTGTAGGTTTGGGCGTTATTTTTGGCGTGACTGCGGTTATTTTAGCCAAATAATCATCTTTTTTAAGCTATTTTTTTAGTCGTTTTTCATTGTGTAATTGCCTTTTTCGCAAAAAAAAGTTTAAAAAAAGTTTGGAAAAAGTTTTTTTATACAGAAAACCTTTTTAGATTTGCATATCGAAATTAAATAACCAACTAAAAAACAAACCTATGACAACAATCGCACCAAACACCACTATCACTGCAAGATTTGTAACTGATGCAGACCTTCGCCCACAAATAAAAGTAGTGGAGCGAGTTGACCGTGAAAAATCTTCATTTGTAACTATGTTAATTAACGGTGAACTTGTAAAACGCAAAATACATACTGACCGTGAGAAGGAATATGTTTTCCCTTATGGCAAATATTCAATGGCACCAATCGCATATTAATTATAAACCAAACCAACCAAACTATGAGCCAACTACAAAACAGGCGTGACAAAGTGCAACGCCTAACCAACCAAGCACTAAAAGACAAGATGCACCACAAGTATATGCAAGGGGTGTATTTACTAAACCAAATCGCAATTCGCGAACTGCAATTATTTTCTAACCGTATAAACAAACTAAACCATGCTAACTAACAAACAACTGAAAGAACTTTGGTCAGACTTGACCAAGTACAATGTCACAATCGCACAAGTGGCGAAATCATTAGGCGTGAGCGAAACAGCCGTATACAACATCCTAAACGGCAAAACAAAGAAAGCGCACGAAGCAATTAAGCAAATGATTGAGATGCGCAACGATGCAAAAACAACATGGTTAAACTTCTTAAATTCTACAAAATGAGCAATACAACAATAGAGGAATACAGCTACTTAAAAGACTGCACAGAAAGCGAAGTCGAAATGGCTTTGACTTATTTTAATAGCCGAATACTAGCTGCTAAAAAGCATCGCACTGGAAACGCATGGCTACCCGAAACACTACCCATGATGGAACAAGGCGCACGAACAGCGATGGAGATATTAGATAACTTTAAAAAATCAAATCTATGAATTTCATCCTGCACATTTTAAAAAATTGGAACGAAGTAAACCCAGTAATTCAGTTGCTTATTTATGCAGCAGTAACAAGCGGAGGAATTGCTTTGCTTTGTTGGCTGAAAGGCATATAAAAAAAGAGGGCGGTAACCAGCCGCCCAAATCTTTAACCAAATACCCTATGAAAAAGTATTATGCAAAACTAAACAAATAAACCAAACTATGAAAAAATTTGAAATTGAACTTAATGGCAACCTTTACTGCGGATGGTACGAAGTAGCCGACAAACAACTATTTCTGCACAACGTCACCAAGTGGTTACAAGATGAAACCGTTTTAGAAGTGAAATCACCACCCGAATTAAAGCAAGTGGAAGAGGCTATTGAAAACGGCAAAGACAGCGATGACATAGCGGAGGAAAGGCAAGAGATTTTCTTTATTAAGAACGGACGGATGCCAGAGCGTGACTATGATTTCTAACGGTTACAGCTATGTAAAGGCTGGGATTTAGAATTACAAACTTATCAAATTACACGAAATGACAAAGAAAGCAGAAAACTTAAATACACCACTACAACCCAGCTTGGATATAGCTGGTGTTAGCAGTAGTAATTGTGATAAAGGTTGGCACGATGGTAGTTGTTGCTGTAATTGCAAAAATCAAATTGAACTATTTAAACACCCTTGGAATAAAGTAAATAAAGGTTCAATTATGGAAACTACTGGAATGTATGCCTGTATAGTTCAATTTGATTGTGACAAGGAATACAAAGGGATAATATTTGAAAAGAAGCATGGGATGTGTGAAATGCACGTAAGGCGGTAGTATTATTACTGCTAACTACTTGCTATATGAAACAATACCAAACTACTATGCAAACAATATCAATTAATTATGCTTTGAAGTGGCAATGTAAATTTGCTAATCATTACAAGTGGAGTAAGTGCGGAAAGCTATTTAATATGAAAACAGCAAAGCAGATAAAAAAGACGTTAAACGGTGGAAGTATTGGTTATTGGATAGATGGTAAATTTTACACAGTAAACACGCTCCGACATCAAGTAGTATTAATCCCAAAAGAATTTTGTCCGTTCTAAAAATAAAGTTTAAAAAAACTTCACTTTTAATTTATTTTTTTATTTTTGCATCAACTAAACCAAACCACTATGAACAAACTACTAGAGAAAGTAAAAGCAGAAGTAGCATATCAGCATTTCGCTTTGCCGTATTCATTTTTAACCAACGAACAAAAGCTAAGTCTAACCGACTTAATCGCTTATTCATTCGCTCGTGAATTTGCCACAAAGAAATTACAAGATATTATCACTAACAATTAAACCATAAACAAATGTCAAACAAGACCTACATCAACGGCTTATTTATCAAAGTCAAAGAAACCAAATTCGGTGAAGTGGTGAGCGTATCAATTAACGCCAAAACATTAATCGAGGAACTAAACAAACATACCAACGCCAAAGGCTATGTGAACATTGATTTGCTTAGACGTAAAGAAGCAGACAAGAACGGTAACACACATTATGCGGTGCTGAATGAATGGAAGCCAAAAGAAACAATGGCTAACTATCCAGAACCAAAAAGTGATGATTTGCCATTTTAATTATTAACCAACCAAACCAAATACTATGAAAACATCACAAACAATTACAAAGATTGCTTCTGCTTTATTGAAAGCACAAGGCGCAATGGGAACAGCTATTAAGGATGCTAAAAATCCATTTTTCAAAAGCAAGTACGCAGACCTTAACTCTATTCGTGAGGCGTGTATGCCATCGCTTCAAACCAACGGCATAACGCTATTACAGCCAACAATTACGATTGATGGCAAGAATTATGTTGAAACTATTTTAATCCACGAAAGTGGAGAATGGATGAGTTGCGAAACTGAAATACTATTCGGCAAAAAAGATGATGCACAAGCGCAGGGGAGCGGAATTACTTACGCTAGACGTTACGGAATGCAGTCGTTTCTAAACGTGGGAGCAGATGATGATGATGGCAACACAGCATCGCAACAAGCAAAGCCACAAGCCAAACCATTCCTAGAACGTGGCACGATTGACTTCACAAACGTCACCAACGCTTTACTACAAGGCAAAGCAACGATTGACCAAGTGAAAGCAAAGTTTCAGTTACTTGAACCAATGGAAAATGAATTGTTGAACCTAAAAGTTAAAAAGTAATGAGAGCGTTATACCACATCGACCAGGAACTACAAGCCATAAATGATGAATTAATCGCATCACAAGGCGAAATTACAGACGAATTGTTTAATAAGTTAGCAATCACTCAAACCGAGTTAGCCGAGAAATCGGCTAACTACGGATTGGTGATACTATCCAACGAAGCAGACAGCAAAGCAATAGACGCTGAAATAAAGCGATTAAAGGCAATGAAAGACGGAATAGATAGTGCAACCGCTAAACTGAAAGAAACTATCGGATTTGCCATGCAGAAATACGAATTGAGCGAAGTAAAGACACCTTTAGTGAAAATGTCCTTCCGTTCTTCAAAGTCGGTGCACATTATTGATGAAAGTCTTTTAGACGCTAAATATTTTGATTACAAACCAACCGTAAACAAAACAGCGATTAAAAGCGATATTGAAAGCGGTGTTATAGTTGAAGGTGCAACCATTATTCAAAAGCAAAATCTACAAGTAAAATGAGTTACAGACGAGACTTCACCAAGCCATACCATGTCGAACTAATTGCCAACAAAAAAGCCTTTGAGATGCGGAAGGTTGGCACCGACTGGGATGAGATAAGACAAACCCTCAACATTTGCTTTGAAGAATTAAGACACATTATTGCTAACTATAACCAAATAAACCAAGCTAAACAAAATGACAGAGCAACAGGAACAACTACTGAACCAACTGACAGCGTCAATCTTTAGACAGCTATACTATTCAAAGATGCTAAACATTGAACACGAATACTATTTAAAACTAAGCGGAAGTAGTGGCGTTAAAAACGTCTTACATCGTTTGAAAGTTGCCTACACCACAGGCGTCAATCAATTACTTTCCTACGTTGGAATTGAAAGCCAAAAGGTAATCCGAGCCGAGATGCAAACCAGCGATGAAAAAATAAGGGCGGTGACCAGCATCAACGAGCGGATGTTTTTCTTGCCTACTGATAAGGTTTTAGAACTTGAGAAGGATTTTACGGACTTAATTAAGGTGAAGTATTAATCTTTAATTTTTTTATTCAATAATTATTTTTAAATTTGCAACTGTATGTACAAGATACAATTTCTAACTTATTGCCCCATCGCAAACCGTTTGCTTGTACCACTCGGTTTCTTTGGGGCACTCTCATTTTATGGCAGAAAATAAAAAGTCCTTTTTACTCTACTGCGATTTAATTCATACGGTTTCAAAAATGCCAAAAGATAAGGCAGGGGAATTATTTATTCATATTTTAGAATATGTGAATGATAAGAACCCAGTTACCGATGATTTAATTATTCAGTTAACCTTTGAACCTATTAAGCAAAGTCTTAAACGTGATTTGCAGAAATACGAAAGTATACGAAATCGCAACTCCGAAAACGCAAAACTGCGGTGGGATAAAAAAAATGCGACCGCATCCGACCGCATACCAAATGATACCAAAAATGCCGATAGTGTTAATGATAGTGTTAATGATAGTGATACTATTAATAATAATACCTCACTACGTTCGGAACAATTTGAAAAGTTTTGGGAGTTTTACGGTAAACATGGAGCGAAGAAACCAGCAAAGCAAAGGTTTATGAAACTAACAGAAACAGAAATGGAGGCTTTGCGTAAACACTTGCCAAAGTATTTAGACTCAACACCTGATATAAAATTCAGAAAACACGCTGAAAGATACCTTTCTTCAAAACTTTGGGAAAATGGTGATATTGAAAATCTATCTAAACCAGTTGAATATTGGACAAACCCATTCGATTATTGGAATAGAGATTTGACACCGGAAGAATGGAAACGAGTACCACCGGACAAAGTAGAAGGCAAAAAAGATAACGATATAAAAAGGAGGATGGGTATATGATTTGCACTGTTTATAATAACATACAGCACATAACCGAGCCTAAACTTTACGATGTTGACGTTGTACTTGGTTGGATAAGAGATTGTCGAATTAAGGACAAAATAGAGAAGTTGCGCAAAACAACCGACCTAGAGTTAAACCGTAAACTAAAGTCGGAACTTCCTTCCATCGTATTTGCCGGAACATTCACAAACCGAACTGATGAACATTGCGAAGCACTAAGCGGATTGGCAATACTTGACTTTGACCATTTAGCAGATGTAGAAGCAACAAAAAAAGAATTAGCCAAAAAGCCGTATATCTATGCTGCATTTGTTTCGCCAAACGGTGATGGAGTAAAAGCACTAGCACGAATACCAAAGCAGTTTGCAAGGTTTGCCGGATATTATCGAGGACTTCAAAAGCATCATCCCGAACTTGACCCGAAAAATAAAAACATTAGCCGAGTTTGTTTTTTATCGTGTGACCCGAATATCTACATAAACAAAGACGCTACTGAGTTTACAGAATACGTGGAAGAACCGAAAAGCGCAGACCGTCCTATTTACCACAACGAAATAAAGATTGAAGATACTAGCATAATAATTCAAAATCTTTTTAAGTGGTGGAGCGGTAAGTATCACATGACAGCCGGAAACCGAAACCATAATATATTTGTTTTGGCTTCTGCTTTTAACGAGTACGGAGTAAGTCAACACGAAGCACTTTATTTTTGCTACCAATACCAACAAGAGGATTTCACCGAAAAAGAAATTGAACAAACGGTAAAGTCAGCCTACCGGAAAACAAACCTACACGCTACCAAAGAATTTACAGCGGTTGAAAAGTTAGCAAACTATTCACCAAAAGAAATACCAACGCAACCGGAAGCGGAACTATCTTTGCCACAACAGATATTTAATTCAGCATTTGTTGATGTGTCTAAAAAGTTAGACTATCCGAAACCTGCTATTTCAATCGGTTATCACACCACAGGAGGCAATAACTATCCAACTTCATTTGGTACTTATGGTAACTTTTCGGCAATAGTCGGAGCGTCAAAGTCTAGAAAAACATTTTTCAAATCGCTTTTAGTTTCTGCTTATGTTGGTGGGCAGTCTGATAGATACTTAGGTCACATCAAAGGGCATAGAGATAGTGGGCAGTTTGTGATTGACATAGACACCGAGCAAGGCGAATGGCACGCTCAAAATGTATTTAAGCGTATTCCTAAAATGTGCGGAGGTAATCCCGACTTTTATAAACCTTTTGCGCTTAGACCTTACAGCCACTTAGAGCGTATTCAGTTTATTGATTACTTGGTCTATGAAAGTCAGTACAAAGACAATATCGGTTTAATGGTGATAGATGGACTTGCTGACTTGGTTGCAGATTTCAATGACTTGAAAGAAACTAACCTATTAATTCAAAAGGTTATGAAATGGACTGATGATAAGAAGTTCCACCTAATGACTATTATCCACCAAAACAGCTACACGAACAAAGCAACCGGACACTTAGGAAGTAGCATCCTAAAGAAAGCAGAAACCGTTTGCAACTTAGCAATAGTTGACGATATGGCTCAGGTTACATTTAGCTATACAAGAGGCTTCCCGATTGACAAAGTATATTTTAAAATTGATGAAGATGGATTGCCTTTTGTTGGTGATACACCACCACCTGCGCCAAACCTAAAAAAAATTGATAACGAAAAAACACCATTCTAATGAAAGCAATAAACACACACTTTGATAATTTATACTTCCGGTCACGTTTGGAAGCACGTTGGGCGGTTTACTTTAAGTCACTTGATATTGAGTACATTTACGAAATGGAAGGATTTGAGTTTGATGGTTACAAATACCTGCCGGACTTTTATTTCCCAAAGTATGACTTTTATGGTGAAGTAAAGCATGAGCACTTTGGCGATGTTGATGTGGACAGATGGAATAGCTTTGTAACCAATATTAAAAAACCTTTGATTATATTTGATGGCACTCCAAACGCAAAGCCATTGAAGTCTTTATTTTGGAATGGTTATGAAGTAGGAGAAATACAAACAATCCCATTTTGTAATTTAGTAAAAGAAAGTTATGGTTTTTTTTGGTGTGCTGGGGGTGATGAAGATTGGGGAAATGATGAACCTTACAAAAGCGCAATTAGCAAAGCACGTAAAAAAAGATTTGAACATGGCGAATAACGAAAGCAAACTCCAAATCGAATGCGTTAAATACTTTCGGATGCAATATCCAAAACTGACTATATTTAGCGTTCCAAACGGTGGAAAACGAAATGCACTAACAGCCACGATATTAAAACGTGAGGGTGCACTTGCAGGAGTAGCTGACTTATTTCTAATGTATCCTTCCAAAACCTATCACGGATTGTTTATTGAAATGAAGTTTGGCAAGGGCGTACAAAGTGAAGCGCAAAAAGAATTTGATAAGCAATGCAAGTTATTTGGCTATAAATACGAACTTTGCTATACATTTGATGATTTTGTTAGAATAATTCAAAGTTATTTTTATAATTAATTACGGTAATTTCGCCATAATTAAATAAACCAGCCAATGGCAAAGCCAACACAACTAGGAATGATCGCAATGAAGTATATTGAGAAGTTTCCTAATAGTAGCAAGAATACTTTAGCCGAGAAAATGTTTAATGAAAATCCATTAGTTTTTAATGATGCCGAACACGCAAGAACCGTTATTAGACACTATACTGGCGCAGGTGGTAAGAAAACCAGAAAACCTACATCACCAAACTTGTCAATGGAAAGTGATTTCACTAGGGAAAATCCATACGGACTTCCCGAAAGCGAAGAAAAGCCAAGCGTGATTTATAAGATGCCAACGGCTAACAATAACATTTTAGTTTTATCCGATGTTCATTTGCCCTACCAAAATAACAAAGCACTAACTCTCGCACTTGACTACGGCAAAAAAGAAAATATAAACACCATTCTTTTACTCGGGGATATTATGGATATGCACAAAGCTAGTTTCCATGAACAAGACCCTAAGAAGCGTGACTTGGCTTATGAGTTTGAGATATGCCGTAACTTTTTAGACATACTTCAAAAGACCTTCCCACTTGCAAAAATATTCTATAAGGAGGGCAATCATGAATTAAGATGGGAGCGATACCTAAGGGTGAAAGCACCAGTGATATTAGACATGCAAGAGTTTAGACTTCAAACTATTCTGCGACTTGGTGAGCGTGGGATTACTTGGATAGCGAACAACCAAGTAATGAAGATTGGCAAACTTTACGCCATACATGGCAACGAGTACAAAGGTAGCGGAGGTATTAATGCTGCTCGGACTTTATGGCTACGTTCGGGAGAAAGCACAATTTGCGGTGATAAGCACAAAACGCAAACGATGCTTAAAACAAACATAAGCGGAAAAGTACATGGCACTTTTGTGATTGGATGCCTTTGCGAACTGAACCCTGACTATTTAACTTTGAATGAGTGGAATTTAGGATTTGCGGTGATTAAGGTTTTAAAGGGTGGCGAGTTTGAGGTGTACAACAAATCTATTATTGACGGTAAAGTTTTATAAGATGGCAGAACTACTATTTCAATGGACTTTTGAGATAATCGACTGGAAAAACTTTGAGGGTACTAGCATAGCGGTTTATGCCCCAACCTACAAAGACGCACTCCGAAAGGTTAAAGACTTAAAACTGCCACAGCTATTAACATTTGAAGCTATTGAGGACGGGGTTAAATTTATCCAAGTCTATGAGGTTGATTATTCAGTAGATGATATTGACAAAGAAGAAGTAACCGAACCCGAAGAAGAATGACATAATGTGCATTATGCCGCACTTTTGCGGTTAATGAATGATTAAGCAAACGGAAAATATATTTAAAAAAACTTTAAAAAAAGTTTGGAAGTGTGAAAATTAAAAAGTTATATTTGCATATCACTAAACCAAACTACTATGAACACTTACACATTTAATGGGATAACCGTACAAGCATTAACAGCAGACCAAGCATACGCAAAAATAAAATCAATAGCACTTAAGTAATTAACCAAAACCAAACCAACTATGAAAACAGAGTATTTAGACTTTCTAAAGTCGAAACAAAAAAACATCGTAATATCGGGATTTGATATTGACGAAAGCGAATTAAACAAAAACCTATTCCCGTTTCAAAAGTTCATTGTCAAACGTGCATTAAAAGCAGGTAAGTATGCCATCTTCGCAGACTGCGGACTTGGTAAGACTTTAATGCAACTTGAATGGGCAAATCAAGTTAGTAAACACACCGGAGGTAAAGTATTAATTCTCGCACCTTTAGCCGTAAAAGGTCAAACTATTAAAGAGGCTACTAAATTCGGAGTTGACTTAACAGGTATTGACATTAACAATTATGAACAACTCGAAAACATAGACTGCTCACAATACGTTGGCGTTATTCTCGATGAAAGTAGTATCCTGAAAAACTTTACGGGAGTTTACAAAAATCTAATTATAGAGAAGTTTGCAAAAACTACATTCAAACTAGCTTGCACCGCTACGCCTGCGCCAAACGACTTAAACGAAATAGGTAACCACTCGGAATTTTTGGACGTAATGGATGCAAACGACATGCGAATGCGTTGGTTTGTTCGTGATGAGGGTATGAACAATTACAGATTAAAAGGTCATGCTGAAGGTGATTTCTACGCATGGATAGCAAGTTGGGCAAGTGTATTGCGTTCGCCTGCTGATATTGGATTTGATGCTAATGATTATACTTTGCCATCGCTTAACTTCTTTGAAAAAACCGTAATTACTGATAAGAAGTCAAACGGTCAACTATTCAACGAAACAAGCGTAAACGCTACTGAGTTTAATAAAGAACTTCGATTGACTTTACTACCTAGACTTGATTTAGTAATTGATATTGTAAACAAATCAAACGAACCGTTCATTATTTGGGTTAACCAAAACGAGGAGGAAGATTACTTGGTTAATTTAATCCCGGACGCAAAAGCCGTAAGAGGTAGCGAACATCCAAGTAAAAAAGAAGAGAAGCTACTCGGATTTGCAAACGGTGAATTTAGAGTTTTGATAACCAAAAAGAAGATAGCTCAATTTGGGTTAAATTACCAACATTGCAGAAATCAAATCTTTGCAGCCCTCGACTTTAGTTTTGAAGGACTTTACCAAGCCATTCGCAGGTCTTACCGTTTCGGACAAAAGCAAGAAGTTAACATTTGGCTAATCACAACCGATACAATGACAAATGTAATTAACACTATTAATCATAAACAAAACCAATTTAACAAAATGATGGAGCATATAACCAAAAACGTAAACGAAAAGAAGTACTCCCTAAAGTTTGACTATAACAGACGTGAAGCAAAAGGAGATAACTATCACATTATAAATGGAGATAGCATCGACTTGATTAAAGAAGTACCCGACAACAGCATTGACTTGTCTGTTTTTAGTCCTCCGTTTTCTACGCTATTTACATACTCAGATAATATTCGTGACATGGGTAACTGCATATCTGATGAAGAGTTCTTTGAACAACAATCCTATTTACTAAAGGAACTATATCGAATAGTTAAGCCGGGGAGATTAGTTTGCGTACACAGCAAAGACTTGGCACGTTACAAAAACAGTAGTGGATTTAGTGGAATGTGGGATTTTACTGGAGCCTATCATAGAGCAATGGAGCAGGCAGGCTTTAAATACCATTCGAAAGTTACTATTTGGATTGACCCTGTACTCGAAATGCAACGAACCAAAACACAGCGACTACTTTATAAGCAAGTTACTAGCGATAGCACTTACACCGGAATAGGAATGCCTGAGTACATCACTATATTTAGAAAGTGGGAGGGTGACGAAGCCGAATGGACACCAGTAACCAATAAAACAAAACAGAACTTTGATTTGAATACTTGGCAAAAGTGGGCAAGTCCCGTTTGGATGGATATTAAAAGAACTAATGTTCTAAACAATTACAAAGGCGCACGAAATGAGAAAGACGAAAAGCACATCGCACCTTTGCAACTTGATATTATTGAGCGTTGCATAGCACTTTGGAGCAACAAGGGCGAAACTATCTTTACTCCGTTTTTAGGAATAGGTAGTGAAGTTTACCAAGCGGTTAAGATGGGACGCAAAGGAATAGGATTTGAATTAAAAGAAAGCTATTTTGATACGGCTAAACGAAATGTCGAATCGGTAGAGGTCGAAAAATTACAACAGTCACTATTCTAATCAAAACAAAATTAAGCCGCATCCCTAAAAAGGTGCGGTTTTTTATTTCAGTTTAGATTTGTATTTTTGACCCATGCCAATACCTAAACCAAACACCAACGAAAGCAAAGACGATTTCATGCAGCGTTGCATGAGTGATAATGTTATGGTCAGCGAATACAAAGACGAAGCGCAACGATACCGACTTTGTTTATACAGCCATGCTAATGACTTGAAAGCGCAGAAAGAAATCTCAAACGCTGAAACGTACACCGACTACCCGAAAGCCGCAACCGAGAACGCTAAACGTGCATTGAAGTATAGAGATGAAAGCGGAAACCCAAAAGGATGCGGAACACCAGTCGGATGGGCAAGAGCAAACCAGTTAGCAAAACGTGAACCAATTAGCCGAGATACGATAGCACGAATGGCAAGTTTTGCAAGGCACTTGCAATATGAGGATGTGCCTTATGAGGAAGGAT